CGCTCCGTGCTGACGCACATGCTGTACGTGGTGGCAGATCCCCCCACCCCTGACGCGTGACGCCTACGCTCCGCACCATGCACACACCTCAGCGCCCGGTCCCCGCGCTCCGGTTCATGCAGTTCAGCCCGTGGCACGTCACCGAAGGTGCCGATGGCTGCCCGACCGACCGGCCGTGGGGTGTCGTCAACGAGACCGACCAATCGGTCGAGGGCTGCCACGCCAGCGAGGACGAGGCCAACGCGCAGGTCGACGCGCTCTACGCCAACGAGAACGACGCGGGAGCAGCCGAGGTGGCGTTCACCGCAGTGCTCGCCGTCGAGGGCTTCGACACCGGCGACGGGCGCGTCCTGGAGGAGGGCGGCTGGTCCGACGCACGCCACTTCCCGCTGCCGCTGTGGATTCAGACCGACCAGCCCGAGTGGGGCGGTCACGCGGGCGCGTTCATCGGGGGACGCATCGAGGGCATCGAGCGCGCCGAGGACGGGCGTCGCCTCATCGGCACCGGCTTCGTGTCCGTCGCGGACGAGCGCGGGCAGTGGGCCGAGGGGCAGATCCGCTCCCGCAACCTGCGCTTCGTGTCCATCGACGTGGGCGACGCCGACATCGAGTACGAGGTGCGCGAGGTCGACGCGGACGGCTGGCCCATCGACGTGCTCGCCAGGTTCAGCAACTACGACATCGCGGGTGCGACCGTGTGCGGCAGCCCGGCGATCACGTTCGCGTGCATCTGGCTGGAGGGCATGGACCCGCCCGACGAGTTCGCTGCACCGCTGCCCGACGCGCCCGAGCGCGTCGCGGAGCCGACCGTGGTCGAGGGCGAGGACGCGCCGCTGCTCATCATCGCCAGCGCGCGCGACGACGCGGGCAACCCGCCTGCCGACTGGTTTGAGGACCCCGACCTCGATGAGTTGACGCACGTCACCGTCACCCCGGACGGCTACGTGTACGGGCACCTCGCGCCGTGGGGCGAGTGCCACATCGGGATGCCCGGCTGCGTCACCGCGCCGCGCTCCCCGAGCGACTACGCGCACTTCCGCACCGGGGAGGTGCTCGCGCACTGCGACTGCGACGACGAGGGCGACGGTGACCACCTGGTCCGCATCGCGACCGGGCCACTCACCCTCGGCACGGACCACGCGGCGCGCGGGCTGAGCGCGCAAGAGGCGGCGTGGCACTATGACCACACCGGCTCGGCAGTCGCGGACGTCGCGGTCGGTGAAGATGCGTTCGGCATCTGGATCGCCGGGGCGGTCCGCGAGCACGCCACGCCTGCACAGGTCCGCGACCTGCGTGCGGCAGACGTGTCCGGTGACTGGCGTCGCCTCGGCGGTTCCCTGGAACTCGTCGCGGTCCTCGCCGCGAACGTGGCCGGGTTCTCCATCCCACGCCAGCCGCAGGCGCACCTCGTCGCGTCGGCAGGCCGGATGCTCCAGACCAGCCTGCTCGCGCCCGTGGGGACGCCACAGCGCCCACGGTTCGGGCACGAGGACCCACGCATCCTGTCGCTGCACTCCCGTCTGCTCCAGGTCGAGCGTGACCTGCGCCGCCTCGCGTCCATCGCGGACCCGCTCCAGGCGATGGCCGCACTGGAGATCGTCGCCTCGATGCAGCGTCACCCCACGCGTCGCGATGACGACGTGGTGGCGTAAGCCCTGGCTCCTCCTCCGGCGTGCGGCTCATGCCGCGCGGGCACTCACGCATCTGCCCGACGAGCACGGCTACTCCTCCTCGCACCCCTCCGCGCTCCGACGATCACGACGCGACCAGCGGGGATGAGGTACCGTCCCGAGTCGTGCCGTCCATCCGAATCGACTGGACCGAGGACTTCGTCGATATCAAGGCGACGCTGGATACGATCCTCGGGCTACTGCAACAGGAGCGAATCGACATGAGCGAACTCACCGACGCCGTTGGAGCGATGAAGGCGCGGGTGGACGAGGACGTATCGCACCTCCTCGACCTGCTCGCACAGGCGAACGCACGCGCCGAGGCGGCAGCCGCCAACGACGCGGCCGACGCCGCCGCGATCGCGCAACTCCAGGCCGAGAACCAGGCGGCGATGGACGACGCGACCGCGACCGTGGCCGCGCTGAACGCCATCGACCCGGTGGCCGACTTCCCGGAAGCACCACCCTCCGAGGAGCCGTCGGGGACCTGATCGCACGGCTGCACGACCGCGGCTGGCATTGGGGCCGCGACAAGTCGTGAGAGCGAGCGGGCGGGCCGGTGCTCGCCGCGGTCCCATACGCCGCGGCTTGCAGGTTCGACTCCTGCGCCCGCTACGAGTTGTCGGCGCTGCGAAGCGTCGGGTTACTTCCCCTGTCAAGAGAACCCCGACGCGCTACGGTGCTCGCCGACAACCGCCCGACAACGAGGAGGCCGCCCCCTTCACGGCGTCGTGCGTGTCATAGGCGTCAACGCCCCCGGCCCCCCCGGCACGGGGGCGTTGTCGCGACCATCCCTCGTTGTGTCCGCGCGCGCGTGCTACGGTCCCGCTCCAACGAGCACAGCCCTGCGTAGCAGGCGGCCAGCGGACCCGTGCCAGTCGTAGACGGCGGACCCCGGCTCGATCGCCCAACCCCAGCGCACACGACGTGCGTACTCCTGGAGGCATCGAGCCATGCACGAATCACTGCTCCGCCGCCTGGCGCTGTACGGCTACTCCGGCAGCGACGGCAACGACACCGCTGACGCGGACCGCCTCGCCGAGGTCCGCTCGATCCTGTCCACCGAGGAGCAGATCGGCGCGCTCACCGACGACGAGTTGGGCGCGACCGAGACCGAGTTGTTCGAACTGGTCGACCGGATCATCGACGGCACCGCGTCGGGCATCGGCCGCAACGACACCGAGGCGCTCACCGAGATCGCGGAGGCACTCGACGCGATCCGCGGCGAGGCCGCGTCACGTCTGGCCGCGCTGGAGGAGCAGCAGGAGCAGGTCGACGCGCTGCTCGCGCGCATCCGCCCCGAGGCTGACCCCGACCCCGAGGCCGACCCCGAGGCCGACCCCGAGCCTGCCGCCGAGGTGGACCCGCCCGCGGACCCCGAGCCGGTGGCCGACCCCGAGCCGGAGGCAGAGGTCGTCGTCGTGGTGGACGAGCCGCAGCCCGTGCTCGCGTCCGCGCAACTGCCGACGCTCGCGGAAATGGCGGCACGCACGTCGCGCAGCCGTCGCACGCCGTCGATGCAGCACGCGCGCACCGAGGACCGCTTCATCCGTGCGCTGGAGCGCGGCGAGATGCAGGACCTCCAGACGTTCGCGAGCACGCTCGCGGAGCGCTGGCAGGACCTGCGTGGCACCGCGCCCGGACAGGGCGAGGTGAAGTTCCGCCTCGGTCGCATCTCGCTGTGGGACCGCTTCCCCGAGGACCGCATCCTCCGCTCGTCCGACTCCTGGTCTGTCAACGACGCGAAGATCGACGCGGTCACCGCGTCGGCCATGCGCCCCGAGTCGTGGAGCAACGAGATCGTCGCCTCCGGTGGCTTCTGCGCGCCGACCCCCGCGGAGTACGACCTCATGCAACTGAGCGGGGCACAGCGCCCCGTGCGTGACGCGCTCGCCCGGTTCCTCGCGGACCGCGGCGGCATCCGGTTCACGCCCCCGCCCGACATGAGCCAGGTCCTCGTTGACCAGGCAGGCGGCGCGGTCGGCCTCTGGACCAACACGAAGGACATCACGCCCGGCGAGGACACGAAGACGTGTCAGGTCGTCCCGTGTGGCAGCCCCGAGGAGGTGTTCACGCAGGCGATCTACCGCTGCCTCGGGTTCGGCAACTTCGGGGCGCGCGCCTACCCCGAGTGGGTGCGCACCTGGACGCTGAACACCGCGGCCGCGTGGGCGCGCGAGTCCGAGCGGGAACTCCTCGACGGCATCGACAACGCGTGCACGTCGATCACCGAGACCGGGCTGTACGGCTTCGTGTCCGAGTTGCTGACGCACATCGTGCAGTTGGCAGCCGGCGAGCGGAACCGTCAGCGCATGGACCCGGAGACCCGCGTGCGTGTGCTGCTCCCGGCGTGGGTGCCCGCGCAGATGCAGATCGACTATCTGCGTCAGGGCAACGTCGAGACCTCGCTGCGGTCGGTCGCGGAACTCCGCGCCATGTTCTCCAACGCGAACGTCAACGTGTCGTTCTACGAGGACGAGCGGACTGGCTCCGGCCAGATCGTCGGCCCTCAGGGCGGCGGTGGCGCGAAGTTGCGGGACCTCCCCGACGTGGTCGAGTGGTACATGTGGCACGAAGGTGCGTTCCAGTTCCTCGACGGTGGAAGCCTCGACCTCGGCGTCGTGCGTGACAGCACGCTGAACGCCACCAACGACTTCCAGATCTTCGCGGAGAACTGGGAGGGCGTCGCCTTCCGAGGCATCTGGGCGTACCGCTGCCGCGACACGCTCTGCCCGAGCGGCCAGCGCCAGGCTCCGAAGATCGGTGACACGTTCTCGGATCCCTGCGCAGCGTCGTAGGGCCACTGACCTGACCGACACGACGAAGGAGGCGCGGGATGGTGCTGCCGGTGACCATGGGGATGGTCGTCGACTCGATCCCGCTCGCGCCTCCTCGCGTGTCGCTCGTCACCTCGGTGGACGTTGCCACCGGGGACGGGGACTGGCTCAGTGGCATCGCGTTCGGCCCCGAGCCGTGCGGACCTCCACCGCAGCCGTACTGGTGGTCGTGCCCGCAGGGCGACGGCGGGACGCCGCAGCAGGTGTTCGGCGCGCTCGAGAACGGCATCGACACGAAGCAGGTGCCAGCCCCCGAGAGCATCGTGCACTACCAGCCGTACGACGTCTGGCTCGGCATCCGGTGCGGGAACATGGCGATCCGCTCCGGCGAGTACCAGACGAAGGCACGTCAGGCGATGGACGCGTTCCAGTCCGCGCTCATCGAGACCGAACTCTGGACCGGCGCGATCGCGCAGGCCGCAGGGTTCCCGAACGACTACCTGGAGAACTCCCCGACCGAACTCAACAGCGGCACCGCCGCGCCGATCATCAGCGCACTCGGTGAGATGGAGCAGGGACTCGCGGAGTGCCAGCCGGGACAGATCGGCGTGATCCACGCGCAGCCGCGCGTGGTGAACGCGTGGATCGCCTACAACCTCGTCCAGGCCGAGGCGTCGGGCCGTCGCCTGCGCACCCAACTCGGGACCATCGTGGTGCCCGGTGGCGGCTACCCCGGCACCGGCAACGGCGTCGCGTCCCCCGGCGTCGCGTCGTCGTACATCTACGGCACCGGCATGGTGCGCGTGTACCTGGGCGACATCGCGACGATCCCCGAAGGCGGGATCGAGGTCGACCGCGCGACGAACGACCAGGTCATCCGCGTCGAGCGCACAGTCGCCGCGGTGTGGGACGAGTGCTGTCAACTCGCCATCGAAGTGGATCTCTCCAAGGCGCTCTAAGGAGGCCGAGTCATGCACGACCAGCGAGCCATCGAGCAGATGCTCATCGAACAGGGTGTCCAGGGCGCGGCCGGTGGCAACTGGTGCTTCGGCTCCCTCCAGGTGTGTGCGTACCGCGTCACGCAACTGAACAGCAACGGCACCGCGTGGAACGGTGCGGGCCACGGCCTCGCCAACAACGCGCTCATCGACGCGGAGATCGAGCCGGTCTACTCCACGGGCGCGGACCTGGAGCAGAAGAACGGCTGCGGGACGATCTGCCAGACGTACAAGGACTGCGACAAGTTGAAGGCGTTCAACGTGACGCTCAACCTGTGCGTCCTCGACGCGCAGTTGCAGCAGTTCCTCATGGGCGGCTACACGTTCCGCGACACGGGCGGCGCTGGCTCCGGTGACGCCATCGGGTACGAGTACCCCGGCCTCACCGACGCGTGCGGCTCGGGCGTCTGCATGGAACTGTGGACGCGTCCGTGGGACGGCTCCAGCCAGGCGCAGCCCCCCTATGCGGGCGGCAGCATCGTGTACTTCCACTGGGTGTTTCCGAAGACGACGTGGAAGCAGAACTCCACGAAGTTCGAGGACGGGTTCAGCGTGTTCCCGTTCGTGGGCTACGGCGTCGCCAACAGCCGCATCAGCGCCAACGGGCCGTACGACGACTGGCCCGCCGACATCGCTGCCCACGGTGGCATCCGCAACGCGGGGGGCTGGTTCTACGACACGAGCCTGCCTGCTGCCTCCTGCGCCGCGATCACGGTGACCTCGGCGGCGTCGTGAGCGTTCCCGTCCTCGTCCCTCGGCGGCTGGTCTGCCCGGCTGGCTGTGGCACCTACGCGCTCGACGTCCTCGATGTCGAGCGCCAGGTGCCCGTGGGCGGGGGCGCGGCAACGCTGCATCGCTGCCGCAACCTGGCCGGGATGGACGTGCCGCTCGTCCCGGAGGGGGAGCGGGCTGAGGCCCGCTCCCTCGTACGCGAGGACTACGTGGGCACCGACGAGGTGCAGTACGACGCGGACGGGCGGCCGATCATGGCCGTCGAGGTCGTGCGCGACGATGGCACGGACCGTGCGGTGTTCGCACCGCTGGCGAGAGGAGCAGCCGATGGCTGACGACATGGACACCGGTGGGAGCGCGGTGAGCCACGACGCGGCTGCCAGCGACGAGGTCGACGCGGCAGAGCCGGTGGACTACGAGGCGTTCTACACGTCGCGCATCGAGCACGCGCAGCGCAAGGTCGCCAAGGCCGAGGAGAACCTGCGCCAGGCGCAGGAAGGCGTGCAGGTTGCACAGCGCAACCTCGACGAGTGGCGCGCCGCAGAGCAGGAGGCGATGGCATGACCACGTTGGAGCGACTCATCGAGCGCGGCTACGCAGGCGCGGCGTGGTCGGCGTCGAAGATGTTCATGGCCACGATCGAGGTGAAGGAGGAGAACACCGCCGCGCTCGACATGGACACCGACACCTTCAAGGCGGCGCTCTACAACAACACGATCACGCCTGACCAGACCGTCGCGATCGCGAGCACCGCGTACAACGCGGGCCAGTGGGCGAACACGCAGGAGGTCATCGACGGCACGAACTGGCACGCAGCCGGTGAGCCGCTCACGGGCGTCACCTCGGGCTACTCATCGAACGTCTACACGTTCGACGCGGCGAACACCCCGCAGGCAGGCGCGAGCACCACGCTCGCCAACGTGTACGGCTGCCTCGTCTATGACACCTCGGTGTCGTCCTACGGCATCTCGTACCACTACTTCGGCGGGGTCCAGTCCGTGACCGGTGGGACCTTCACGATCGTCTGGCACGGCTCGGGCATCTACACGATCACGGCGTAGCGCGCGATGGCGCGCGGCCAAGCCATCGTCGGCGGCAACGCCCGCGTGGTCTCCGGCGTCGCGACCGAGGAACCGCCCGAACCGCCGCCGCCCCCGGCGAGCACCTCTCCCGTCCCCGCCCTGGTCGGGCAGACCGCGTGGCGCATGGTCGCCATCGGCGCGGTCGGTGCGCCGGTACCGGGCTGGTGGCTCCTCGATGCGGCGTCGTACGCGACGCTGCACGCGCGCGGCTGGGGTGGCAACTCCTCCCTCGTCGGCTACATGGGCGGCTCGTCGGGCCAGGGCGGCACGTACAACTTCAAGAGCACCACCGCCTCGGGGGACGCGGGCGGGGTCGGCCAGCCGTACTACCTCCAGCGCGTGGTCGAGGGCTTGGAGGCGGTGAACGCCAACGGCACGCCGGTCACGTACGCGACGAGCAACGCCATGACCTCCGGCATCGGGTTCTACGCCGCGAAGTCGGGGCAGGCCGCAGGCTCACCACCGTTCGGGGGCGACTGGGCGAACACGACGAACCGCGGGAACATCGCCACCTACCTCGGCAACGTCGCCGGGTTCTGCAACCTGGTCGGCATCGGGCAGATCCACCTCGACACGCTGGCGGGCGCGTCGTGGGCGGTGACCGCGAACCGTCAGCAGCCGTTCGACTTCGGCAAGGCACTCGCGCAGGCGGTGTACGCGGTGCGCCCCAGCCTCGACACGCTGGTGTACGGGTGGCAGTTCCCGTACGGGTTCGGGGCCGAGGTCGACTTCGTGCGCAACGCAGTGCCGTTCAGTGACGGTGACGCGCAGCAGGACTTCTGGATGGGCTGGCTGGAGGGGATGCGCCTCTCGTCGGCCACGGGCAAGTGCTACGTGGTGGACCGCGTGTGGCTGCGCCCGCCGTCCGCGTGGATCGCGAACGCGACCTTCGCCGGGGCGTACCGCCTCGCGATCGAGCGCGCGCTGGCCGCGCTGTCGAAGAACCTCACCGTGGGCCACGCGCTCGCCCGCGTGTACGCGTCCGACGACTTGCGCGCGTACGCGCTGCGCACGATCCGCATGACGGGCATGACGTGGCGCGGCACCGATGGCACGGCGTTCTACGACGCGACGCAGCCGTCCGACGCGGCGTGGGGCCAGATGCGCTCCGCGTCCCGCGACCTCGGCATGGGGCCGAAGTGCTGGGAACTCACCCTCGGCGGCACCCCGATGGACAGCGCACTCTACGCAGGGGCGAACTGGATCGCGCAGGCGACCGCGTACGACGACCCCACGTCGATGGTGTCGCCGTACCCGGTGATCTCCTCGGTGGTCCAGACCGCGCAAGGCGGCGGCTCCTGGCTGGTGACGTGCACGGTGCAGCACTCGCAGGCGGTCACCAGGGTCGAGGCGTGGCTCGGTGAGATCTTCCTCAAGACGTTCACCGCGGTGGACTGGCTCGACAACGGTGGCAACCTCACGAACGGCTACCCGAACGCGACCGTGACGCAGACGGTGACGCTCGCCGGCCGCAGTGGTGGTGACGTCATCACCATCGCCGCGTACTCCTCCAAGGACGACTGCCAGACCACGACCATCGAACTGGTCACGACCCCCCCGCCGCCGCCTCCGCCACCACCGCCGTCAGGGACGATGCCCTCGTTCGCGAACACCGGGAGCCGCGGCACCAACGGCACAGTGACTGCCGCGCAGTTCCTCGCCGCGGGCGGCGCGACCAGCAAGGTCGTCACCGGCCCCTTGAACATCGGCGCGGAGGTGCACGGCCGCACGTTCGTCGCGACCGACTGCGTGTTCGACAGCCAGATCTTCTACGACGAGTCGTTCAACCCCGGCGACGCGAACCTGCCGCACTGGGTGATCGACCACTGCACGTTCAACGGCGGCTGGGTCAGCGCGGGCGCGCATCGTGTCGACGCGAACTTCTGTCTGTTCTTCGGCTCGTTCTGGGTGCCGTGCAACTACTGCGCGGGGGAGGACCACTCCCCGAACCAGACGATGCGGCTCAACCCCGTCACGGTGTCGAACTCCATGTACTACGCGTACCTGAACCGCGCGACGCCGCCCTCGTACCACACCGAGGGGCTGCACATGACGGGCGGGAACCACGGGTGCAACTTCACCAACGTGCGGTGGTCGCACCAGTCGGACGGCGTGCTCAACGGCAACGCGACCGGCTCGATGAAAACCACCACGTCGGACTCGTCGTACATCGACTGCTACTGGGACTACGACGGGCCGGGGCCGTGCTCGTACATCAACATCAACTTGGAAGGGTCGAACTGCACGGTGCAGGGCGGACGGGCGATGATCGGCGTGATGCCGGGCGGCGGCTACTACATGCCGATCGTGCAGTCGCCGCCAGGTGGTGGTGGCAGCAACGGCTACTCGGTGCCGCCTGGTCTCGCGAACGTGCGGGACTGGTTCACCGGCAACCCGATCGGCTGAGTCATGACGGTGCTCACCGACAACTTCACGGGTGGCGCGCAACTCACGTGGGTGGTCGTGACCGGCTCCACGCCGTCGTACGCGTCGAACCAGTCGAGCGTGGCCGCCGCGAACGGGTGGACCACCGTGCGCGTCGACACGCCGACGACGACCGCGGACCAGGACGTGAGCCTCAAGACGATCTACTCCAACGTGCCCGCGGACTCCACGGTGATCTGCTTCAACGGGCCGCTGGTGCGCGCGGTCGTCACCGCGGACACCTTCACCGGCTACATCATGAACGTCGACTGCTACTCGTCGCCGTTCACGGCGTACGTGCAGCGCGTCATCAACGGCAGCGGTGAGACCTACTGGTCGGAGTCGGGGATCACGCAGACAGGCTGGCAAGGCTCCACCGCCGCGTCCGGGCACACGCTGCGCCTCACCGTCGCGAACGAGGGCGGCAACGTGCGGCTGCACGCGTACATCGACGGGGTGGAGTGCCTCAACATCCTGGACTCCGAGGCGAATCGGCTCACCACCGGCTCGTACGTCGGCTACTCGGGCTGGGGTGACGGTTCCACGGTCTACACCGACGTGTTCGTGGGCCAGGACCTCTCCGGTGCGCCGACCACGAACGCGCCCGCGGGGCTGAGCACCGAGACCCGCGCCGCGCTCTCGCCCACGGTGACGACCACCGGGGGCGGGGGCGGGAACACGCAGGCTCCCGCGGGCCTCGCGGCCGCCACGGGCGCGGCACGCCAGCCGATCCCGCAGGGCGATGTCACGTTCAACCATCCCGGCCAGATCCGCGCCGCGCTCCAGCCGACGATCAACGCCGTGTCCGCACCAGGGCAGGCTCCCGCGGGGCTGCCGACGACCGCGAGCCACGCCGCGCTCCAGCCCACGATCAGCACGGGCACCGCCTCGGAGGGCACGCACGCCACCGGGGGCGCGCTCCAAGTCGTGTCGAGTTAGCCGATGCCGCCGACGCTCAAGTTCAACACCGGCTTTGAGCACGGGATCTCCGGCCCGACGAACTCCTCCGCGGGCCTGCGCGTGTTCGACGCGAACAACGGCTCGACCGCCATCGTGACGACCGGGCCGACTGCCGGGATGATCTCGACGCGGTGTATGCAGAACAACACCGCGGGCGCGGTGTCGAACACGCAGCACACGTTCGGGTCGGCGATCGCGTCACCGGCGACGCAGGTGGCGCGGTTCAAGTTCACGTACAACACGCGCCCGAACGGGAACTGCCTGCTGTGGAAAGACAAGTCGGGCACCTACGGGCTGATCTACAACTCGGCCGACAACACGGTGCGCTGCCATGCGAACGGCACCACCGCCGCGTCGGGGTTCGCGGTCTCCGCGAACACCTGGTACATGGTCGACATCAAGATCGTGAAGAACACGACGGGGACGTGTGACGCGCAGATCACCACGCTCGACGCGAGCGGCCTCCCGACCGGGGCACCGTCGACGCTCACGCAGGCGAGCGCGGCCGCGGCCGCGGCCACCTCGACCGGGTTCCTCGTCGGGACCATCACCACGTCGGTGACCGCCAACGCGTTCTTCGACGACATCGCGGTGTCGGGCACCGCGGCGGACTACCCCATCGGGTTCGGCAAGGGCGTCGGCCTCTACCCGAACGGTGACGACTCCTCGAACCACGTCTACAGCGCGGCCACGGACTTCGGGAAGGGATCGGCGGGGGGCACGAACCTCGCGACCCCGTCCTCGTCGGAGACCACGTCGTGGCAGTCGCTGGAGAAGCCGATGCACACCGCGGTGCAGACGAACTTCGTCACCGACAAGACCGGCAGCACGACCGAGTGGCTCCAGTGGACGCTGGAGGACCTGCCTGCGGACTTCGGCACGCTGAACGGCTTGCAGTGGGAGGTCACCGTCCACTCGGCGGCGACGACCGCGGGCAGTAACCACACGATCCAGCAGATGCTGTCCGCGGATGGGAACACGTCGCGCTCCGGCGCGCCGTGGGAGTTGTTCAACCTCTCCATCGTCATCACGTCGAAGTCGTGCATCATTTCGCGGCCGACCGTCGCGCCCGACAACGCGGCGTGGGATGCCACGAAGATCAACGACCTGCGGGTGCGGTTCCTGTCGTCGAACCCGGCCCCGGACGTGCACCTCGACGGTGTGTGCCTGGAGATCGACTACACGCCGCCGTCCGGCACCGACGTCAACGTCCCCGACGTCGTCACCGAGACCGGGGCCGCGCTCGCGCCCTCCACCGACCTCGGGGTCAACGCCGGGCTGAGCACCGAGACCAACGTTGCGCAGGTCGCGCAGGCAGGCGTCGGGCCGCTCGCCGGGCTGACCACGCAGGCACGGGACGCGCTGGCACCCACGGTCGCGCTCGGGCAGCCGGTCGTGGGTCTGGCCACGCAGACCCGCGCCGCGCTCGGCCCTCAGGGCGGCCTCGGCGCGCTCGCCCCGCTCGACACCGCCGCGGTCGCGGTGCTCACCCCCACCTCGGCGCTCACGTTCGCGGCCGCGCTCGCAACCGCGACCGACGCGGCGTACGCGCTGACGACCATCGAGACCCTGCCCGGTGGTCTCGGGGCCGACACCGCGAGCGCGCTCACCCCGCAGGCGGGCATCGCCCCGAACAGCGGGCTGGCCACCGCGGGAGCCGCGGCGTACGACGCGACGGTCCAGACCACTGTCGCCGGGCACGATGCCCCGGCTGGACTCGCGACCGCGAATGACACCGCGTACGACGCGACGGTGGCGCTGGGCAGCCCGGCTGAGATCAGCACCGCGGGCGCGACCGCGTACGACGCGACGATCCTCCTCGGCACGCTCGCCCCCGCGGGGGAGGTGCTCACGGGCGCGACCGCGTACGACGCGACCGCGAGTATCGGGGCCAAGGCCGAACTCGCCCTCGCGTCGAACGTCGCGCTCGACGTGAGCGTGCCCATCGACTACGGCAACGAAGTGACCGGGGGCGCGCTGCGCCTGACCTCGGTGGCCCCGTAATGGCGATCTCGCACGTCGGCTCACTCGCGGACGCCACCGCGAACCGTCAGACGTCGAGCACGATCACGCTCAACTTCGCGACGCAGGCCGGCGACCTGATCCTGGTCGCCACCACCAACGGCGGCGCGGACACCGACCCCGCGGTGGGCGGCACCGTCGTCAGCACGGGCGGCGTGTCGTTCTCCAAGGTCGATGGCACCAACGGCGGGGCGTCCACGGACCTCAACGGGACCCTCTGGATCGGTGTCGCGACTGGCGACCACAACGGCCAGACGCTGGTGTCCTCGGGCATGACGAACTCCGCCGCGTCCGCGGTGACCGTGCTGCGCGGCGCGGACCCCACGAAGGTCGCGTCGAACCCCGTGCTCAACGCCAGCGGCACGAACTCCCTCGCCGCGCTGAACGCGGGGGGCAACGCGGGCTGCTGGCTCGTCCTCGCGCTGTGCTGTGACGACAACATCGCGACGACCAGCCCGGTCGCGACCGACCCGGCTGCGATCACCCCACGCGCGGAGCACCTCTCGTCCGGTGGTGTCGACAGCGCGGCCGCGCTTGCCGCGGCGGCGATGGGCGGCACCGGCTCCACCGGGACGATCTCCTGGACGAACGCACGCGGTGCGGGCCTCTACCAGATCGCCATCGGCGCGATCTTCAAGGAGGCGATGCCCGTCGAGACTGCCGACGCGGTCCAGACCACCGATGGCACGCACGCCTCCCTCGACCCGGACATCGCGCTCACCGTCCCGGCTGCGCTGAGCACCGAGACCACCGCCGCGCTCGACGCGCAGGGCGGGGTCGGCGCGGCAGGTTCCCTGAGCACCGCGGGCGCGTCGGCGTACGACGCGACGGTCGACGCGGTGAGCGGGCCGAGCGAGGCCAACGCGCCCGCGGGACTCGCGGCCGCGGCCGAGGTGGCGCAGCCCGCGACGGTCACCGTCGATGACACGTTCGTCATGCCGGTCGCGAGCGCGACCGCGTACGACGCGACGGTGGACGTGGTCCAGGGGGTGTTCACCGACGCGCCCGCGGGGCTGGCCGCGGCGAGCGACCAGTCCTACGACGCGACCACCGCACAGTCGGCCAGCGCGGACCTCGCCACCGCGACGGGTGCCGCGCCCCCCATCCGGGCCGATCTCGGCGCGAACGCGCAGCACGCCGCCGCGGGAGCCGCAGCGTATGACGCCACCGTCAGCACGCTCACGCTGCACGACGCGCCCGCGGGCCTCGCAGTCGCGGGGGACCAGGCGTATGCACCCACGACCGCGCAGAGCGCCCCCAGCGCGCTCGCCACCGCGGGAGCCGCGGCTCACGACGTGAGCGCGGCACTGGGGCCGGTGGCCCTCCCGGCCTCCGCGGGGGCTACCGGCATGGCTCCAGAAGCCCAGGAGGCAGCCCTCACCGGCCCTGTGGCCGTTTCAGCAGCCGCGCGGGTACCCACCACTGCCATTTCGGCCCCGGCCGGTGTGGCCGCGCAGGTCCGCGAGGCTTGGCCGCCCAGCGCGACCAACGACCAGACCGTGGCCGCGCCGCATGTCACGGAGAGCGCGCAGGCGTACGACGCGACGATCGTCGCGGTCAGCCACGTCGACGCGCAGGCGGGGCACAGCGCGGCAGGCGCGGCCGCACATGACGCCACCGTCAGCATCGGTGCAGTCGCCGGGGTCGCGACGACGACGGGAGTGGCCCTCACCGCGTCGAACGGCCTCGGCGCGGCCGCGGGGGCGGCCTCTGCCGGAGGCACCGTCCCCGCGGCCACGACCGCCATCGAGGTCGGGGCAGGAGCCGCAGGAGCAGGCGGGGTCGCCGGCGACGTGGTGGCCCCCTCGTTCCTCGTCGGACTCGCGCACGCCTCGGCCACCGCGTACGACGCGACCGTCGCGATCCAGCGGCCCACCGGGCACCTCGTCACGTGGGCCAGCCACGACCATGTGGCCGCGCGCGCGCACGGGGCGCGCGTCCATGTGGGGGCACGCGCCCGCGCCCATGTCCGCACCAGCGCGACGCACGATCAGGTCGCCGTCCATCACGGGGAGCCGGACCGCGTCGAGGTATGGTCCGACTGATGGACGAGGCCCTCCAGGTCGGCAACGTCGCCACGCTGCACAGCGAGTTCACGAACCAGGCCGGGCAGCGCGCGGACCCGGTGACCATCGACCTCACCGTGGTGAAGCCCGATGGCACGACCGCGGTCCACCAGATCGGCGCGCTCATCCACGTCGGGACCGGGCTGTACGACTACGACCAGGCGCTCGACCAGCGCGGCGTGTGGACCTACACCTACGAGGGGCACGGCAACGGCGTCGACGCGGGGCCGCTCATGAAGTTCCTCGTCGTCGGGCTGCGCCTCAGCCCCGGCCCGTGCGACGACTGGATCACCGACGAGGACGTGTTCGCCTGCGGACCCTGCGCGGAGATCCTGGAGAGCGACCGCAACTACGCCCTCGCGCAGACGCTCGCGCACGCGGCGAGCGAGTTCTACTGGACCCACTCCGGCCGCCAGTTCTCCGGGCTGTGCGAGGAGACCCTCCGCCCGTGCTGCCGTCCCACGTGCACGACCGCCATGTGCGGCTGCCCCGACCCGATCATGATCTCGCTGCCCCGCCCGCTGCGCGGCGTGCTCGAGGTGCTCCAGGACGGCCAGGTCGTCCCGCCCACGTCATACCGCATCGACCAGAGCCGCTGGCTGGTCCGCACCGACAACCTCCCGTGGCCGTCGTGTCAGAACCTGCGCGCCGCGCCGACCGAGGTGAACACGTTCCAGGTCCGCATCCTGCGCGGCACGCTGCCGCCGACCATGGGCGTGCTCGCAGCGCGGGAGTTCGCGTGCGAGTTGTACCAGGGCTGCACTGGAGGCGACTGCACGCTCCCGACGCGGGTCACCAACGTCGCGCGCCAAGGCGTCACGATGCAGTTCATCCGCCCCGAGGAGGTCGGCCTCGACGGCACCGGGAAGATCAGGACCGGCCTGCGCGTCGGGCAACTGTTCCTCGCCACCTACCCCGGCAACAAGGGGCGCGCGCGTCCCACGATCGCGTCACCGGACTCCGTGTCGAGCGTGTGGCGCGTGTCGTGAGCGCGCTGGACACGCAGTCGTTCGTCCGCGACGTAGAACGGTGGTCCCTCGACGTGTTCGCGGAGGCAGTGCAGGAGATCCTCGACACGCTGGACGACGCGTGCCCCGAGGGTCCCGACCGGGCGCGCACCGAGCCGCGGCTGAAAGACACCCGTGAGGTGCGCGTCGGCCCCGACTACGTGGAGATCGCCTACCTCTCGGAGCACGCCTCGTTCACCGACGAGGGCACTGACCCGCACCGCATCGAGGGCAACCCGCTGCTCGCGTTCCACGTCGACGGGGAACTCGTCATCGTCCACTGGGTGGACCACCCCGGCACCGAGGGGACGCACTGGTGGAGCGACACGATGAGCGAGGAGTCGTGGCAGAACGCGCTCGACGGCGCGGCCGAGCGGGTCGGCTTCTGAATGGACGCGAACTACCTCAACACGATCGCGGCCGACCTGCTGGACTCCGCGCTCGACGGCCTCGACATCACCCGCACCGGCATCGAGCCGCCCGCACGCCAGTACCGCGCGCACTCGCGCCCCGCGGTGGACATCTGCACCGAGACCGAGGGGCGCGGCCAGATCAGCGTGTACCTCGACCCGTCGCGCGCGCTCACCTTCGCCACCTCGCCGGCGAGCACGCCCGGCCGGGCCACCTCCGCCGCGGTGCCGCACATGCAACTCGTCGCGCCCATCGCGACCTTCGTCGTGGAGTGGTGGCGCTGCCATCCTGCGTTCGCCATCGGCGGGCAGATCCCGAGCGCGGACGACCTGGACGACGCGGCGACACTGCTCGGGCGTGACCTCTGGTGCGTGACCCAGCAGTTCCTCGCGGAGTGGAAGGCGGGCACGCTCATCAGCGTCGGCTGTCGCAGCATCGACATCGCGGCGGTCTCGGTGCTCGGCCCCCAGGGCGGCGCGGCGGGCTGGACCGTGAGCGTGCGCGCGGGCTGCTCCGATCCCCCGTAACCTCGGGGCGTCAACTCGCACACCAGGAGGGCCAACCTGTGACGACACCCGAGATGCCCGACGCGGTCCCGCCGCCTGAGCCGCCCGTGGTGGAGACCCGCACCGACGACCTGCCGTTGGAGTTCGCGGACGAGGAGGTCATGTTCCGCAAGGACGGCACCGTCGTGTGGCGCGCCGGTGGTGTGCGCACGGTGCTGCGCCGCCCGAAGTTCAAGGAACTGCGCGTGCTGCATGAGGAGATCAACACACTGGCCGAGGAGTCACGCGTCGCGCGCGAGCCGCTCCAGACCCGTGTGCGCGAGATGAGCGACCCGCTCCAGGAGGCGATCCGCGCGCTCGACCCCGAGGACCCGCAGAACGGCGCGCGCATCATCGAGTTGAGCCAGGAACTGCGCGACGTGCAGACGAGTCCCGAGTTCCTCGACCTGCAAGCCGCGCTCCGCAAGCAGCGCGACGAAGCCGACGACGCGCTCATGGAGTGGTTCGCGGAGTCGATCCTGCGGCGGCTCGGCCGTCCGGTGCCCCGCATCGAGGACGTGGGCGACCTGCCCGCGTGGTGTCTCGACTCTGCGTTCCAGCGCGACCTGCTCCAGCACTGGGCGTCGGTCCCTCGTCGCCCTGGCGTCGTCTAGATCCGGGCGAGACACCAGGGGTCATACCTCCCGAGTACGCAGGCATCGAGTGGCTGTGGCCGTTCGCGGAGGTGATCCGCCTCGCCGCGCGCGTGCCCGGACTGCTGAGCGCGCTGGACGAGATGGAGCCGTGGGAGATCGCGGCCGCGCTCGGCGTGCACGAGCCTCCCTCGGACGAGGGGGGCGGGAGCGTACGCTCCGCACGTGGAACGGGCACGATCGCGAAGCGCATGGCCGCGGCCGCGGCAGGTCTCGCGGAACCCGAGCCGGAGCCACCTGACCCTGCCGTCGCGTCGTGGGCGGCGCAGTTCAACGCACTCGGAGGCGTAGGCGGTGGCGGAACTCCGGGGTGACCTCAGCCTCGACACCTCCGATGCCGCATCCTCCATCGAGGCGCTGGAGCCGATCTTTGAGTCGGTCGGTGCCGGGTTCGCACAGGCACTGGTCGAGGCGCTCGACGTGCTCGGCGCGATCCCCGCCCCCGAGATCGACACCAGCCAGATCGACGCCGCGCTCGCGGACTCCGCGACGACGGGGGCCGAGGTGCTCGCGTCGAGCATCAGCGACGCGGCGACCGAGGGCGGCACCGCAGGGGCCGAGGCGGTGCAGGAGTCCCTCGCCGGGATCGAGGTCCCCGAGATCGACGTGCCCGTCACCGCGGACACCGATCCCGCGGTCGCGGAGATCCAGGCCATCGACGTCGAGCAGTTGACCCTGGAGGTCAACGCCGACACGACCGCGGCGCAGGACGACATCGAGCAACTCGGGGACAGCGCGGTCGGCTCGACCAGCGACATCGGCGGGCTGACCGGCGCGACGCAGGGCTTCCAGGCGGCCGGCGACCTCGCCACGGGATCGGCGGCAGGACTCGGTGGTGCCATCGGCGGCATGAGCGGGGCCGCGACCGCGGCGGTCGGCGCGGTCACCGTCACCGCGGGCGTGCTCAGCGTGTTCTTCAACGAGGCCGTGGACGCCGCGGGCGCGACGCAGCAGTGGAACGTCAGCCTCGGGGAGGCCGCACGGCGCGTCGAGAACATGCGCGACATCGAGGGGCTGAACTTCACCCTCGGGGAACTCGCGCTCACGCTCGGCTCCGACGACGACGCGCTCCGCAAGGTCGTGGCGCGGCTCTACCAGACCGCGACCGCGAGCGGCATCACGACCGACAAGTCCGCGCTGTACGTGGAGCAGTTGACCGCGCTCGCCGCGCGCGCGGTCGCGCTCAACCCCGCGCTCGGGACTGTGGACGAGGTGGTGGCGCGGCTGTCGAACGGCCTGGCGCGCGGCGGGCGCTTCGCTGCGAACTACGGCATCGCGCTCACCGCCGCGGAGATCCAGGCCCGCGCGCTCACCGACACCGGCAAGACGCAGGCGGCCGAACTGACCGTGGTCGAGAAGTCTATGGCGGGTGCGGAGATCGCCGCGGAGAAGTACGGGAAGGGTCTCAACGACGTCGTCGTCACCGGGTCGGAGAACGCGATCATCACGCAGCGGCGGCTGTCGCAGGCGTTCCGTGAGACCTTTGAGCGGCTCGGCGCGCCGCTGGTGGTCCCGATCTTCCAGATCCTGGAGGACTCCCGCCCCATCGTGGAGGACGTGGGGCGCATCTTCGCCGTGCTCGGCGCGACCGTGCTGCCCATCGTCATCGCCGCGCTGCTCGCGCTGGAGCCACCGCTGCGGCTCGTCGCGAACATCCTGGAGATCCTCCAGCCGATCCTGCCGTTCGTGCTCGGCCTGTTCCTCGCCTACGAGGCGCTCACGATCATCCCCGCGATCCTCACCGCGATCGCGACCGCGTTCACCGCCATCTCGGTCGTCGCGCCCATCGCCGGGGGCGCGGCCGCGAGCGCGGCAGTCGGGATCGACGCCGCGGCGATCAGCACGACGGGTCTCGGCGCGGCGTTCCTCGCGGTCGCGGCTCCCGCGGCGATCCTCGGCGGCATCGCGGCGGGGACGCTGTTCCTGCTCGGCGCGTTTGGGGAGATCTCCTCGGGCGTGAACGTCGAACTCGCGGCCACCGGGGGGCACACGAAGCGGCTCACCGAGGACCTGAGCGCGCTCGGGGACATGCAGCGCAACGTGAACGCGCAGGCGGACCAGTACCGCGAGTCGCTCGGCATGGTGGGCGCGACCACGCAGGAGGTCGCGAACCGCTCGGGGTCCTCCGGGCTGGTCGCCGCGCTGTCGCTCGTCGATACGAAGTTCGAGAAGGTCGCGAACGACGCGGAGAAACTCGCTGCCGCGAACCCGGAGGCCGCGCAGTCGTTCCTGGAGATCGCGCGCAACGCCGACATCACGGGGGGACGCCTCGACCAACTCACCGAGGCGGTGGAGCGCGGCACGAAGGAGTACGACCGCCGCGTCAAGAAGCAGGCCGAGGCGCAGGTCGCGTCGGAGAACTTCCAGAACGCGGTCGCGGGCGAGGTCGACAAACTCCACGGCTCCACCGCGGCGACGCAGGAGGCGACCGACGCGTGGCAGCAGTACGTCGACTCGCTGACCGCCACGGTGCCCACGGTCACGTCCACGTACCAGGCGGTGTTCCAGACCGCGCAGGACAACATCACGAACTTCGTCAACAACATCGGCAAGACCCCGCCGCCTCCGATCCCCGCCCCCGACCCCGACGCGCTCATCGCGGGACTGCAAGCCGCGTTCCAGGCCGCGGAGGACTACACCGCCAACGTCCGCACGCTGTTCGCGGGGCACTTCACCGAACTCGCGCGCACCGCGGTCGAGCAGGGTCCCGTCGAGGGCGCGGCGTTCGCGGACCTCTGGTCGCACGCCACCGATGCGCAGAAGGCGGCCGCCGAGACCTGGCTGGAGAACCTCCGTCACCAGGGCGGCGTGCAGGCAGGGATCATCACCGACGAGTGGGCACCGCAACTCGCGGACGCGACCGACGCGGCCGCGGAGCGCGCCCGCGCCGCGTTCACTGAGCGGTGGGGTCTCGTCGTGTCGGACACCGGGGTCGTGTTCGACCAGGTGACCGGCGACATCGTGGGCTTCCAGCCGCAACTCGCGGACGCGGGCAAGCAGGCAGGGACCGCAGGAGCGACGGGCTACGGCGAGGGCATCGACCCGATCCCCGGCAAGACCGCCAACACGCTGCTCGACGCGCAGCACGCCTTCGGCGCGAGCGGCGTGCCCGGCGAGGCTGGCTCCACAGGTGGCTACGCGGCGTTCCTGTTCGGCGCGGGGTTCGCCAACTCGGCTCCCATCGCGGCCGCGATCCTCAACGACGTCGGCACGATCATCGACCAGAGCGCGTCGCCCCTCGGCTCCGCCGCGAACATCGCCGGTCTCGCCATCGGCTCGCAACTCGGGTGGGGCATCTCGGCGGGGATCTCACCGTGGATCCGTCGTGTCGAGGACCAGTTGCAGGAACTCATCAACAAGGCGCACGCCGCGGCCGCCGCGGAGGCCGAGGCGAAGTCGCCGTCGAAACTGTTCATGCGCCTCGGCTCCGACATTGGTGAAGGACTCGCGCTCGGCATCGAGTCGATGGCACCACGCATCACCGCCGCGCCCGCGATGGCAGTCACCGACGCGGCGCAGATCGGCGCGACCTCACGCTCGATGACGAGCACCTCCTCCAGCACGCAGGTCACCTTCGACATCGACGTGCACGGGGTCGCGGACCCAACCGTGGCGCGCCAGGTCGGGCAGCAGATCGGGGAGGGCGCGATCGACGCGCTCGCCCGGCGCGGGGTCGTCGTCGCGGCCCGGATGCAACGGAGCGGCTGAGATGGCGAACTGGAACCCCAACGCGACCGCGACGAAGGGGCTGGAGTGGTTCCCGACGTACGCGGGCGCGCAGGTGATCGGGTCGAACCAGGACGTGGTGTGCGAGTCCATCGTGCAGTCGGTCGCCCAGGCTGCCCCGTCGCTGCGTGTCGGCCTCGGCACCATCGGCGCGCGCAAGGGCCTGTACGCGGTGGAGGTGTACGACAACGAGTCCGCTGTCGCCGCGGGCTACGCGTACACGTTCTTCTTCCCGAACGAGGACGTGAGCCGCACCGCGGGTCTCGGCGGGCCGACGTGGGTCGAGGACGACGGCACCACCACCAACATCTACGACCAACTCGGGAACATGTACTCGCAGGCGAACTACATCCGCCTCGCCTCGCCCGGCTCCGACGTCTACACGGGGCGCTTCGCGACCGGCACCGCGATGACCGGCAAGCGCGTCGTGTCCATCGGCATCCTCGCGCGCCCGCTCATCATCGGCGCGGCGCTCATGTCACTCGGCCTCGTCATCGGCGGCGTGCGCTACACCGCGTGGTCGAACCTCAACGGCTACGACGGGAACCAACTGATCTTCTTCCGGTGGCTCTACAACCCGGCGACCGGGCTGCCGTGGACGGTCGCGGACGCCAACTCGTTCGACACGACCAACGGGTTCTTCGTGGACGGCGGCATGTACGCCGACCAGTACCTCGCGCTCTACGGCCTCGGCATGTCCATCGACTACGTGGACGAGAACCGCCTCGCCATCGGCGTGCTCGATGACCGCGCCGATGGACTCGCGGCGAACAACTGGAACACCGTCACGCTCACGACCCCGACCGGTGGTGCGTGGACGAAGGACGGCACCGGCCGACACCTGGTGCTGATCCACCGCGTCAACAACCGCGGCTCGATCACCGTGCCGTACCTGAGCGACGGCAGCGACGGCGCGCTGCGCTCCCCGCCCGTGGCGACGGGGTTCTTCCCGTCCCTCGACCCGCTGTACGGCTACGTCACCGCGATGGGCGCGCCCTCCTCGCGCGTCTACCCGGTCGAGTTCCAGACCACAGGGCCGACCGACTCGGTCGACGGGCAGCCGTACCACTCTCAGATCGAGGCGCGCGTGTACGGCGCGCAGCGCGCCGAGCAGGAGATGAGCGACTTCGCGGCGACGAACTACGGCGTCGTGCGCGCGGCGGTGAAGCCGAACGGGGCGCTCACCGACCTGGAGATCACGATGCACAAGCGGTCGGACTCCTCGCAGGTCGGCGGGGCGTTCCTGCTCACGGCCGCCGCGGCTGCCGCGCTCCCCGACGCGGGCAACGGCTGGAAGGTCCTCCGGGCGCAGATCGGCCCGCCGTCCGCGGGTCTGGCTCCCGCGACGCAGTACTACTTCCAACTGCGCGCGCCGGGCGAGGCGGGCACCGGCACGCGCTACTGGTCGGTGCTCGCGCTCGACACGCTGAACGCGGGCAACGTCGCGTCGTTCGGGAGCACCACCGACCGCGCGGTGGTCAACAACGTGGAGGCCGACCGGTACGAGATCCCCGCCACCATCGCGACCGTCCCGACCGCGCTCACCGGCGTCAGCGCGTTCACGTCCACGCAGACCGTCACGTCCTCAGTGTGCGGGGCCACGCTCATCCCGCGCACGACAGTGGTGTGGAACCCGTCCGCGCTCGGCGGCTCCTTCGCCCGGTACGAGATCGAGCGGTCCGAGGCGGGTGGCGCGTGGTCCAGCGTCGCCCGCGTCACCGCGGAGGGCCTGAACTCGTTCGTGGACTACGAGGTCTCGCTCGGCCTCCAGGCGTGCTACCGGCTGCGGGTGGTCCGCACCGATGGCGCGGTGTCGGACTGGTCCTCCTCGGTGTGCGCGACGAAGGCGGCGCTCGGGGACTGCGTGCTGTACCTGGTGAGCAACTACCGGCCCGCGCTCAACATGGTCCTCGACTACGACCCCGACGTGTCGTACGACTTCCTGGAGGCCGACGAGCAGGTGGTGCACGCCATCTATGGGCAGGACGACTCGCTCGCGTTCCAGCCCATCGAGCAGCGCGGCACCCGTGCGATCTACGCGGTGACCCTCGCCTTCGACGGGCACGGCACCGTGGGGACGCGCGCCACTGTGTTCGCCGGGCTGCGCGCGCTGGCGACCGCGGCGATCCCGTACGTGTGCATCCTCGACTCGCTCGGCAACCGCTTCTACGGCACTGCCCGCGTCGCGTCCGGTGACACGTCCTGGCCGTCACGGACCCACACCGCGCCGCTGGAGGTCACCTCGGTGCGGCACGACTTCGTGCTGTCCGTGAGTGCCTGATGGTCAACGTCAACGCTGGACTCGCGGCGCGCACGCACGCGGCCAACGCCCCCTCGCCGCTGATCCAGGACCCGTTCGCCCGCCCCGTCGCGGGAGCCACCGCGTACAGCCCGACGATCATCACGACCGAGTCCCTCCCGCTGCCCGGCGCGCCGACCGCGGACGAGTACTTCGCCGGGCGCGTCGGACGCCGCGTCGAGGCCATCCGCTTCGACGTGCTGGACCGCGACCGCAACCCGCTCGGCACGCTCGCCGTCGACCGCGATACAAGTCCCCGTATCACCAACGACGTGAGCCGCTCGCTGCGCCGCCAGGTGGAGGGCCTGCACGTGCTGCCACGCCCGGTCGGGGACCAGGACCCCACCCGCTTCTACGCCGACGAGTTGGACACGCTCACGATGCGGGTCAAGCCGTGGTGGATCGTGTCGGGCCTCACGACGCCGTTCCCGCTCGGGGTGTTCGTGCTCGCGGACGACAACGCGGAGGTGTACTCCTGGGGTGAGCCGCGCTCGATGTCGGGCGTGGACTACTGCCACACGCTCGCCCAGCCCCTCTCGCAGAACGTCGGGTACCCCGCGGGCTGGCTCATCACCGACGCGCTGCGCACCGAGGCCGACCGGTGGGGCATCGGTGGCAGCGAGCGGGTGATCGACTCCTCCGCGACGCGGATCTCGGAGCCGGTGGCGTGGGCAGCCGGGCGTGACACCGGCCTCAAGGTCATGGAGTCGCTCTGCGCGCTGGCCGGGTTCTTCCCGCCGTACTTCGACAACAACGGGCTGCTCCGCTGCGTGCACGCCACCGACCTGGCGACCGCACAGCCCGCGTACACCTACGGCTACGGCGTCGGCGCGGTCCTCGCCGGGAGCATCCTGCGCTCCTCCGACATCCTCGACGCGCCGAACCGCTACGTCGCCATCGACACCTCCGCGCAGAAGGGTCCGGTGGTGGGGATCTACGACGTGCCGGCGAGCGCGCCCCACTCGTACGCACACCGCGGGTTCTTCGTGGTGCGCACCGTGGAGTTGCAGGGACTGGAGAGCCAGGAGGCGGCGACGGCTGCGGCAGCCGCGGCAGCCGCGTCGGACTCGGCCACCTACTCCTGGCTCGCCTTCGACACGCCACCCGACCCGCGCCACGACACGTTCGACGTGCTCTCGTTCGACGGCGTGAACTACCGCCAGCAGGGCTGGAGCCTGGAGTGCAAGGCAGGCGGGACGCACAGCCACGACTGCCGCGGGACGTACCAGTGAACGCGGACGAGGTGCGCCTGGTCACTGACATCGCGGCGCGGGTCGCCCGCGAGGTGCTGCGCGACGCACGCTGGTCCATGCCGATCCTGCGGCCCGCGTCGGTGGACCATTACAACGACGACGGCACCGGGACCTGGCGGACTGCGGTCGTGCGGTGCGACGGCGACACCGACTTTCTCGAGGTCGTCAACGGGCTGCCGGTGGCGTACCCGCAGGGGACGCGGGTGCTCATCTGTTTCCAGCCGCCGCACGGGGTATTCCTCACGAACACGATCGGTGTGCCCCCGGATATCGGAGCGTGAGTGCGTGCAGTTCCCCGCCCAGTGGATCGCCGGTGGCTCGGCAGTCGCGCTGCTGTCGTGCGCGGGGGTGCTCACATGGCGGCTGTTCCGGCTGCTGAACGCGCAACTCGACCGCGACCGCAACCTGCACATCGCCAACACCCGATGCGAGCACCGGCTCTCGATCCTCGTCCAGGTCGCGCAGGAGCACGGGTGGCAGATCCCCGCCGAGTTCTGGGCAGACGAGGAAAGGTCGTCCCATGACGACAGCCACGCCCCCTGAGTTGCGGTTCGTCAAGACGATGGTGTGGCTCGGCGTGGTCGCCTGGCTGCTCATCCTGCTGCTCGTCGGCGCGGTGTACCTCACCGCCCGTGACACGCAGGACGCGTCCGACGTGACCCGCAACGCCATCGTCATCAACCGGGGACTGATCCGCGAGAACAACCGCCTCATCAAGGCCCACGTCGCGGAGGAGACCGAGCGTGTGACGTGCTCGGACCGGGTGCAGTCGAACCTGGAGGTCGAGTGGCGCAAGGCCGTCAACACCGTGCTGGAGCACTACGTGCGGGGGGACGTGGCCGGGGCGGTGCAGGCGCTGCCGATGCTCGACGTGGCGGCCAACATCGACATCGCGAAGGCGATCACCGACGAATGCGGGTGACGGGGCTACGCTCCCGGCGTTGACTCCCTGAGGAGGCACCATGCTCGCCATCATGGACCCGACCGTTCAAGGCGTGCTCTACACCATCGCCATCGTGCTGTTCGTCGTCGGTGCGCTGCTGGTGTTCGCACAGCACCGGGCCGCGACGTTCGCCCTCGGCCTCGGCCTGCTCGGCCTCGGCATCGTGTGGTTCGTCGCCGCGTGGAATGCGTACTCGGTATGACCACCGACGCGAAGACCATCCGACTCGTCATCGGCGGCCTCGTCATCATCACGCTCGCGTTCATCGCGCTCATCGGGATCATCGCCGTGCACGACCACCCGTCGACGGTGCCCGAGGCGCTGTGGACCCTGCTCGGGGTCGCGGTCGGCGCGCTCGCCGCGATGCTGGCCCGCACGTCGTCCACGTCCGACCAGCCGCCGCAGGTCGCGCCGACCGCGGAGCACTTCGACACGCCGTGAGCACCGGCATCGACTGGTCCGAGCACGACAACCGCAGGCACCCCGGCCTCGACCTCGCGCAGTTCTTCGCCGGGTTCGACTACGTGATCGTCCGCACGCACAACGAGAACGCGGGGCTGGACGCGTTCGTGGGCGTGAACGTCGACGCGGCGAAGCGATGCGGGAAGCCGTGGGGTCTGTACGCGTGGCCGGTCACCGGCTGGGGCCATGACGGCAACCGCCAGCACGCGGCGTCCATCGTGCGTCAGTTCGGCGCGGGACCGCTCGGGCTGTGGGCCGACGCGGAGCACTCCCCCCGCGGCTTCGCCACGCATGACGAGGTCGTCGGGTTCGTCATCGGCGCGGGCGACAGCGGCGCGGTGGGCGGCTACTACTGCGCCATCGGGGAGTTGTACCGCTCGCCGCTCATCGACCGCGTGCCCTGGTGGATGAGCGACTACGACGTCAACGACGGCACGTACCACGACCCGAACCGCATCGCGCCACGCCCACCCGAGGACCGGCCGTGGGCGATCCACCAGTTCACGTCACTCGGCTGGCCCGGTGGCGGGAGCCTCGATGTCAACTACGCCGAGGCGATCGCACCGCCGCCACCGCCACGGCCGAAGGAGTCCGACATGTACGTCGTCCAGAACAACGACCACCCCGAGAAGATCGTGCTCCACACCGCGCTCGGCACCACCGACAACATCGACGCGCACTACCGCGACGTGCTCGCCTACTGCGGCGTGCAGGTCGTGAACCTCCCCGACCAGCAGTTCAACGACACCGAGTTGATCCACTACGGCCAGCGCCGCCAGTTCATCGACGACGTGGTGACCGCGATCCCCGCGGACGGTGAGCCGCCGCCCGTGAGCGACGCGGCGGTGCTGGCCCGCACGAACGAGATGCTCGCCGCGGGCACGGCGCACATCGACGGCGGGCAGGTCGCGGTCTAGGCGAGCGTCCGCTCCCAGCGGTCCAGCAGCCGCGTCCAGGAGTTGCGCTCCGCCCACGCACTCGCCGCGTCGGAGGCCTCGGTGATGTCGATGAGGGTCGAGCACCACGCCATCGCGTCGGCCACGTCCCCCGGCTCGGCCTCGTACACCGAGAAGTCGCCGCCCTTCATGCGCGCCATCGAGGACCCCGTGACCGGGACCGTGAGCGCACCGCCCCACGTCCGCTCGGGGTCGCGCTCCAGGCAGATCGTCGGGCAGCCCGCAGCCGCGGCCTCCAGTTGCACCATGCTCAGCCCGCCGTAGCGGCGCGGCTGGAGGAGCACGTCGATGTCGGCCTGCCACCGCTCCCAGTACGACTCGACGTCGGGCACCGGGTAGATCGTGACCTCGCCCACGGTGGTCACCTCCGCGGGCTTCGCCGGGCCGGCGACCATGAGGTCAATCGGCAGGCCGTCGTAGCGCTCGCACGCAGCCCGCACCAGTTGCGTCCCGTTGCGGTCCAGCATCGCGGGGGACGAGATGTGCAGGAACGTGCGGGCCACCCCGAGGCGGGTGCGGTAGGGGATCACGTCGCGGGCCACGGGCTGGGGCAGCAGCGTGTGCGCGCCGAGGCGCTCGACCTCCCACTCGGTCGGGGCGTACACCTCGATGATCCCGCGGCGCGCGAGCGCGGCATACGAGGGGACGAACAACTCGGGATTGACGAGCAACTGGAGCCTGGTGCCGACGCCCGCCTCCATGATGCGGTCGTCCAGGTAGAAGGTCTCGGGGGCGATGACGCGGTCGCACTCGCACAGCCACTCGACCATCGGGTGCGCGATGGGGTTCTCCGCGATGAGCATGGTCTCGCCCATCACGTAGCCGAGGTTGACGAACCGCAGCATGTAGAACCCGCCGCGGCGCGGGTGCACGTCCACGATCAGCACCCGGTCGGGCCGCAGATGCCGTGCCAGTTCCCACGCCTGCGTGCCGAGGCCGCCGTTGTCGGCGCGTGCGATCAGCCCGAGCGTCATGTCCGGCCGGGGCCGCTCTGCGAGCAAGACCCACCAGGAAAAGTCGCGCGAGCGACCCCGACCGGAACCTTCATGCCGCTGCCCCTTGCGGCAAGTAGTAGAGCAGAGATGCGCGGTACCCCGCACCCGTGATGGGCGTCACCTCATGCTTGAACCGCGGATCGAACACGATCACGTCCCCGTCGTCGCACAGGTAGATCGTGTCCGTGCCCGCCGACCAGACGTGCAGTGCCCCGCCCATCGTGTCGTGGCGGAAGATGACCAGCCCGTTGACGCACGGGGCGTAGGGCGCGGTCTTGTCGACGTGCGGGGCGAGCCACGCGTTCCAGTTGAGCAACGCGGCGCGGGGCGCGTCGACCGTGTACCCGCGCTCGACCGCCGCGACGGCCACGTGGTCACCGAGGCGCTCGATCGCGTGTGACCAGGACGCGTCATCGAAGCGCCAGAACGTGCGGGGCGGCAGCGCGAGCGCGAGCAGTTCGGCACGGACCTCCTCCAGTAGCGCGCTCATGCGTTCGACGCCAAGATGCCAGTGACCGCGGAGAACGCGAGCGCGGCCGCGACGGGGGACCAGGCCCGCGGTGCGACGCGGCGCGCGACCACGACCCCGCAGGAGACCCACCAGCCCACGCACCAGGGGCACGACAGCAGCGTGTTCACCTTCGCGGCCACCCCCGGTGAGTCCACCGAGCGCATCGCCGCGTGACGCACACGGTCGCGGATCGGCGCGGTGATCTCGTCCTCCACGATCAGGCGGGTGAGCCGGTAGGTGGCGAGCGCGTCGATGCTCACTTCAACGCCAGTCCGATCGCGACGGCGGCGAGGAACGCCAACGCCACGGCGACGAGTATCCATTCGGGCGGGTCCTCCATTCACGACAGCGCGGCGTCGAGGATGAGCAGCGCGATCGCGAGCAGCGACAGGCCGAGGCCGATCCAGCACATGAGCGTCAGGTGGTCCTCCCACCAGTCCACGACGATGTCGAACCAGCGCGGCGCGTTCACGACTTCCGTCCCCACACCGCACGCCACTCGTAGCCGACCTCGGAGAACAGGTACCAGAAGCCCTCGTTGTCCGCAGACAGGAAGCGTGCCCCGTCGAGCCAGCCGAGGAACACCAGGTCCTCCGCAGGCGGGGGCGTCGCGTACTGCTCGCGCCACGTCACGGCTGCCTCGGGAACGGGTCGGGCGGCAAGTCGGACGAGATCGTCAGCCCACCGAGCGCGGTGCTCTGGATGTTCTCGGCCAGTGCGCGCATGTCGGGGGCGGGGGCGAACAGCACCACCGCGCCGGTGAGCGTGTGGAAGATGAGCCGCAGCATCGGCGCGGACTCCCCGTTCGGGAGCGGTGCGTTGCCGACGCGTGAGACATGCCAGGAGAACGGTGTCGGCTGCGGCTGCACCTGCGGTGGCGTGGGCTGCGCGTCAGCCATGGTCAGTACCTGTACGCATAGAGCATCCCCCCGTGGTTCGGGTCACCGAACACCGTGACCGAGTGCGTGTAGATCAGCCGCTCGACCATGCGGCCCATCTTCCCCGCCGCGGACTCGCGCACCGCGCCCATCTGGCCGTGCCACTCCATCGCGAACCGCGCCACGCGCTGCAACGCCTCGTCGGACGCGGCCTCGATGAGGTCGAACTCGCAGCCCTCGCAGTCCACCTTCACGATGATCGGCCGGTCGTGGCCGAAGTGCGCGAGGAGCCTGTCGAGCGTCGTGCCCTCGACCGCGGGTCGCCAGTCCATGACGTACCCGTGGCGGTCCACGACTGCGCGGAGCGTGGTCTGGCTCGGGCCGACGCCGGGGCCGAGGACGCGCGCGCACCCGTCCCCCGCGGCCGCAGTGACGAAGTGGACGCGCCCGTCATGGCCGAGCATCTTCGCGGCGCGGTCGTGGTGCTCCTGCATCGGGTCCACCGCGACGACGAAGTGCGCGCCGTGGTAGAGCGCGAACGCGGTGAAGTAGCCCACGTTGCTGCCGACGTCGAGGACGACGGTGCCCTCCAGTTCTGAGCGGCCCAACTGGTACACGTTGCGCTGCCACACGTCGCGGTACGCCGCGTCCTCGTCCGCGCTCCTGGTCTCGACCCAGCCACAGCCGGGGACCTCATGCGTCGTGTAGCGCGTCACGGGTTGACCCGCACGCACCGCAACTTGACCTCCACGGTGCCTGACTGGACGAGCAACTTCGTGTCGCGGTCGGTCGCGATCTGGAACGGCTGCACGACGGTGATCTCGCCGCCCTCGGTGATCGTGTACTCCTCCCCTGTGTCGCGCCCGTTCGCGCCCACGACGCGCAACGTGACGGACTTCTTGCGCCGGAACATCGTCTTGAAACTCATGGGGTGATCCCTTCGGGCCAGTCGTACTCGGACGGGTCGACGTGCAGCAGCGCCAGCCCGTTGATGTCCATGCCCGACACCGCGAGGTCGCCGAGGTCGTCGTGACGGTAGGCGAGTTCGCCGTGGGAGAACGCGTGCAACTTCCAGCGGCGTCGTGCGTCGTCGCCCCACCACGACAGGTGCCACCCGCCGTAGGGCGCGGCAGGCTGCGGCGCGTCCACGTGCACCTTGTCGCTCACGTCCCCGATGGTGCGGCAGAGGTCGGTGCCCCGTGCGTCACGCATCCACTGCAAGCCCTCACTCGCCACCGTGTTGTGCGTCGCGATGGTCGTGCCCAGCCACGGGCCGGGGTACAGCCACGCCGCGGACCAGGGGTGCATCCGCATGGCGAGGCAGAGGACCCGCCCATCGGCCACGTCACCGCGCTCGATCGCGCCCAGCACCTCGGGGCGCGGGATCTCGTCCACGTCGCTGAGCGCGACCAGCCCGTCATCGCCGGCGAGCCGACACGCCCGCGTGCTGGCCCCGAGGCGATGCGCGCGCTCACGCACCTGGTAGCCGGGCATCCCCGCGCCGCCACCAGGCGTGCCGTCGTAGGCGGCCAGGCTCACGAACGCGACCATGACCGGCAGGTCCCCGCACTCCTCGATCCACGCCTCGCTCGGGGTCACCTCCCCCTGGTGCGTGCGGTCCGCGACGATGGCGAGGTGCAGCACGTCCAGCGGGGCGAGCGTCGCGACGCGGGACTCCAGCAGGTCGCGCTCGCCTGCGTACAGGAACGCGTCCACGACGCGTGTCACGACGCGACCAGCATCGACGCGAGCATCCGCGGCGGGACGTAGTAGCAGCCGCCGCCGTAGCGGTGCTCCTCCCACCACTCGGCCCGCAGCCCCCACCCGGGGCGGTAGTACCCGACCAGGTCCACGGTCGCGCAGTGGTTCGTGAGCAGCGCGACGCGGGCGAGCACGTAGGCGCGGCCAGGTGGATCGTCACCGTGCAGGATCAGCCGCCCGTTGGTGCGCGTGGTGGCCCGCACCTCCAGCCGCCCGACATCCCCGTACGGGGACTGCACGTCGTCGGGCGTCGGCCACGGGAGGTCGTAGTGCCGCGCCACCGCCAGTTCCCCGAGCACGCCGATGTGGTGGTCCTGGCGCGAACGGTCGTCCCCCTGGCCGAAGCGCGTGGTGCCGAGGGGGTGGCGTCCGTCGCGTCGGCGTGCGTAGTCCGCACACGCGGCCACGTCCGCGGCGGTGAGTTCCACGATCACGGGGTGTCCTCCACCGCGTGCAGCACCGCGCCCTCGGGCGGCTCGGGGAACGCGAGCGCGAGGCGCTTGGCGTCCCGTAGCCCTCGGCGGTTGCGCCACCATCGTCGGAGCGCGCTCACTCTTTTCCCTCCTCAACCGAATGCCACGTGTCGAGCGAATAGAAGAACTGGCACTCGCGCAGCATCACGGCGCGGTCGGTGCTCCCACACGTAGGACACGAACGAACATCTGACCCGCCCGTCGGGGTGGGACCGCCCACGTAGGTCCAGTCGAGGGTCGGGTCGTTGTACGGGGTGCGGTACCGCTCTCGGCGCGGCAGCCCGCCCCACTTGCTGACGTAGTAGCCCTGCGCCCAGCCGAAGTCGGGGTCGGCCAAGCCGCGGTTGATCGAGTGCGCGTCGCCGCGGTTCACGCGCAGGTCGACGTACGCCTGCACGTTGCCCTCGACCCACAGGTCCCCGAACCCCGCCAACTTGTGGCGGTAGATCCAGTCGCTGTCCTCGTAGTACGCGACGAACCCCGCGTCGAACACGCCGACCTCCGCGAGCATCGGCACGGGGATCGCGTGCAGGTGCCAGCCGCAGCCGATGCCGCTCACCATGCGCCGGAACTCGGGCCGGTGCGGGTTCGGCTCGGCGCGCTCCAGCGCGTCCGCGAAGTCGGCACCGCCCGCGTGGCCGAGCACGATCGCGGTGCTCATGAGGATGAGCCAGTCGAACCCGTCGCACTCCAGCGCGAAGCGTGCGGCCGACTGCCACACGGGTGCGACGCCGATGTTGCCCGCGGAGTTGTCCCACTCGCAGAACGTGCGCAGCCGCGCGTCGGTGATCGAGTCGATGGTCGCGTCGCGCAGCGCACGGTCGAGCCACGGCAGGCACACGACGGCCCTCATGCGACCGGCACCGCGCTCGTCCCGACCCACCACTGATCCACGCGGCCCGACAGTGAGCGCAGCCACGCAGGGTGCGCGTGGTGCATCGCCGCGAACAGGAGCCACGGCATCGCGTCGGGCGGCTCATCGAGCACGAAGCAGTGCTCCATGCGGTCACACGTCAGCATCTTCGACGTGAGACCCACGTCCTCGCGGCGCGGCGTCGCGAGCGGGGTGGCCCACCAGACCGCAGGTGCGTCCGCGAGGCCGGTGTCGTAGCCGAGCGCGTCGAGCGCAGCCCACGCCACCAGCGGCTTCACGACCCCCGACGCGGCGATCCCCGCCGCGCCGTGGCTGCACGTGAAGTGGTACAGCCTCACTCGTCCAGCCCGATCTCGTTCAGCACGCGGCACACGCGGTCGACGTAGGTGTCGCGCTTGCGGCTGATCGTGGTCATGAGTTCCTGCATGTGCAGGCGTGGCACCTCGGCCGTGATCCACGACGTGATGAGGTCGCGCAGCGTGCGCCAGTCCCCGCACTCCCACTGCCAGCCGGGGTGCTGCTCGCCGGTCAGTTGCAGCGCGCGCTCGTTCAGCGCGTCGACGCGGGGGTGGATCAGGAAGCCGCCACGCCCCCACGTTTCGGGGACGCGGTCGGACCAGTAGCGGAAGTCGGGCGCGGTGAGGCAGGAGTCCCCGACCCACACGGGCACGCTGCGGTACCAGCGGTTGAGGTCCTCACCGTTGACGCGCGGCGTGGACGTGCCCCCGAGATGCACGAAGCGGTCCCCGTACCAGTCGCGCAGGTGCGCGAGCAGTTCACCGCGGTGCGGCCACTCGACGTGGTAGCGGTCCGACCCGGCGAAGCCGACGAGGTACTGGCTCGGCATGGGCGTCGCGTCGTAGCACCAGCGCGCGCCGACACCGGGCGGGAGCCAGTGGTGGTTCACGCCGTCGCGTTTCCACAGGTGGTCGTGGCTGCCGTCCGGGGTGAACACGTGCGCGACGCGGAACATCGGGTGCTGTGCGGGGAGGTGCCGACGCTGCACACCACCGCGCTTCGCCGCGCCGATGCCGTAGAACAGGTCGAGGTGCATCGACGCGGTCGGGATGCCGCGCTGCGCGCACAGGTTCCAGAGCCGCACTGTCGCGTCGGTGTCGGGGTACTGCCCCTGCGTCATCGTGTGCAGCACCAGGTCCGCGGCGACCGCGCGGTCCGCGACGAGGGCGCGTCCACGCTCGGTGTCGAGCGCGGTCATGAAGTCGGCTTCCTGGTGCGCGTCGACGTCCCAGCCGAGGGACTCAAACGCGAGGCGGATCTCGTTCTCGGTCGAGTACGGCGCAGCAAAGTTGCCGATGTAGTACGCACGCATCGGAGGCTCCTGGTGTGGACGAGCCGCAGTATACGACGCCCGTGGGCGTCATGGCGGGATGCGGTCAGCCGCCCCCGCAGCCGCAGTCCATCTTCTCGATGAGCCACGCCTCGCCCGTGTCGCTGACGAGGTCGGCCACCTTCCCGTTCACGTTCCCGGTGATGCCCGTCGCCTCGGCCGCGAGCAGCCCGTTGGCATGGAACACCTGCACCTTGGCGGTGGAGAACACGACACGCACCCTGCGGTCCCGCACCGGGGACGCGTTGCGCCCGTTCGGCCAGCGCGTCACCTTCGCCTTCGCCCACACCAGGTCGGTCGGCAACGTCATGGGTCCAACGCTACCGACAGTTCCAGGATGCGCGCGGGAGCCAGGATGCGGTAGGCGTGCACCGCTTCGTGGCGGCCGACGAGCAGATGCACGAACGCGGGGCCGAGGTGCGCGTTGTCCGCGCAGTCCTGCACCGACAGATGGTCGGGACCATCGGGATGCGAGTGGAAGCCCCCGAAGATCGCGAGGCCGAGCCGCAGCGCGCGGTGGATGGTCTCGATGGTGTCGTCGCGTGCGATGGCGAAGTAGTGCTCGGGGTCCGCGGCCACGTTGGGGACCGCGACCACGAACAGCACGCGGCGGTCCAGTTCGGTGCCGAGGAGGTAGCCGCACGCCTCCGCGGGCTGGGCGGCGCGGCACGCGTCAAGGACGGCGTCCATCGCCCGGTGCGAGAGCGTGAGCGTGAGCGGGTTCATGTCGGGGTCACCACCTTCCGCCCCGCCGCCGTCGAGCCAGTGATGTCGGGGCGCACACGCACGCGGGCGAAGCCACCGGAGCAGCCGTCCACCTGGTCGTCGTGCGCGCCGGAGTGCTGCGGGTCCTCGGAGAACGCCTCCATCTCGTCGAACAGGGTCTCGACCCAGGGGCCGCGCACGAACTGCACGCGGTGCTTCTCCATCGCCGCGGCGAGCGGGCGTGCCCGCAGCCCCTTCGATCCCTTCACAGGGTCGCCCCGCATGGTGATCCCCTCAGGACACACGTTGCGCTTGTAGTGGTCCACCAGCGCCTTCCCGGCACCGGGGACCTGCTCGACCCACTGCGTGCACCTGGAGCCGTCTGAGCGGGCTGTCTCGGCCACGATCTTCTCGGTGGTGCCGGGCGTCTGGCGGAACCGCACCAGGTGCTCCACGCAGTACACGCCGGAGCGCCGGCGAGAGATCCGTGCGCCCGCGGTGTAGTCGGGATCGGGGTTCGCCTCGGACGGCTCCGCGGCCGCGAGGTCCCAGTAGCGCACGCGCGCCAGCACGTCGGTCGGCACCGCGTCGAGGAAGTCGGTCGGCTCCAGCCACACGCGCGGCTGGAACATCTCGCCGGGGTCGGCCGCGTCCCAGTCGCCGTACAGGATGCGCCGCCAGTGCGTGGGGTGCAGTTCCTGGAGGGTCTCGACGTACTCGGCCGCGTCGAGGTACGGGTTGTCGTCCAGCAACGCCTTGATGAACACGGCGCGCCCGAGGCGTGTCACCGGGTCCACGAACCGCGCCTTGACCCACGCGTGCCCGCGGCCACCGGGGTTCGACCCCGAGCGCATGCGGATCGGGACGGGCAGCCCCTCGACACGACGCAGGCGTGAGAACAGGAAGCGGTAGTCGGACTCCTCCCAGGAGGTCAACTCGTCCACGCCGATGTACTGGAACTCCGAGGTCTCGTACTTCCGCACGTCGTCGTAGTTGGCACCCACGAAGCCGAAGGTGAGCGTGGCTCCGCTCGGGAACGTCCAGCGCTTCTGGCCCTCATGCCACCGCGCGTCGGTGCCGTCGAGCCAGGAGTGGCTCAGCGGGATCAGCGAGCCGGGCAGCGCCAACTGCTTGTAGTTCCGCCGCAGCAGCAGCGCGGCGTACCCAGGCACGTCGACGTACTGGAGCGCGCCCATGAGCAGCGCGGTCGTCTTGCCCGGACCTGCCGCCCCGCCGTAGAACGCCTCACGCTCGTTGAGCAGCAGGAACGCCGCCTGTTTAGGCGTCGGGACCAGCGGGATGTACTTCGTCAGCCTCGGGATCGTCGCCGTCGCCAGTGCTGCCCGTCGCCCCTCGCTCACCGTTGGGAGAAACGACGACGAGTTCACCTACGACCTCCGCGTCCACCACGTCTGCATCCGCCATGATGCGCAGGATCTCGGCCGTGCGCGCGTCACGCGTCGCGGGGTCGAGGCGCTGCAACTCCTCGGTGACGGTGTGCTCCAGTTCGATGGCACCACCACCGAGGCCCGAGTGCTCATGGCGTGACACCTGCGCGAACTGCTCGGGGAAGCGACGCTCGAGAAGCCACGCGCTCGCCTGCCACGCGCGGTCACGCCGCCGCTTCGTCGTGGTCGTGGTCTCCAGCACGCGGCCGTCTGCGTCCTGGCGGGTGACGGTGGTGGTCTCCTCCACCGTGTAGCCCGTGCCCGCCTCCTGGATCAGCCCCACGTTCCGGGCGATGTTGAAGCCCTGCGCGCGTTCGATGGCGCGGAACAGTCGGTAGTACGGGCGCAGCCGCTCGTCCACGTACGCCTCGATGGCGAGGTCGCGCGCGCTCGGCACCGCGAGATCCTGCTGACCCTGCTCGTTGACGCGCCGCTCGTCATCGAGCAGTTCGATGGCGTCGCGGGTCTCCTCGTCCAGGCCGGCGAGCACCTCCTCGACCTCGCGGTAGGCGTGCTCGCCCCACAACTTCCAGTCGAAGATCGTGCGGTAGCCCACGTTGGCGTACGCGGCGGCGTCCTTCCAGGTGAGGCCCGCGCTCACCGCGTCGATGACGCGCTTGTGCGTGGTCGGGTTCAGCAGCGTCGGCTTGCCGCGCGGGCGCAGCACGGGGGTCGTCATCGTGCGTAGCGCGCGAGTGCCTTGGCGACCTGGCCCTTGTGGACCCCGGCCCGGTCAGCGAGTTGCTCATGCGACGCGCCCGCGGCGACGCCCTTGGCCCACACCTCACCGCGCTCCGCGGCGAGGTCGTGCGCGATGCGGCGGTGTCGCTCGATGCGGCGCGTGAGGCGTTCACCGCGTCGCGCCAGTTCAGTGATCTCAGGAGAGAACCGCATGGACGAGAACCTACTGCTCGGGGACGCCTCGGGGCGTCATGCGCGTCCACACCGTCGTCGGTGCAGGTTCCCACGACGGGATGAGCAGCCCCTCCTCCGCAGCCCACGCGGGTCGCCGGTGGATCGCGAGCGGCCCGAGGACGTGGCACCACGCGCACACGCACACCAGGTTCTCGTACGTGTCGGGACCACCACGCCCCTTGCTCTTGCGGTGGTGCGGGTGCAGGTCGCGCGTGATCCAGCAGCCGTGCAGTTCCACCTCGCAGCGGAACATCGCACGCCGGAACACCGCGGCGCGCAGGTCGTCAGGGACCGGCACGGCTCAGGCTCCACTTCGTGTCGCAGCGGTTGTCCATGAGCGGGTCGGGACCCTCCCACCAACGCGGCTTGAACCCGAAGTCCTCGTAGTACACGCGGACGGCAGTGCCTGTGCCGTCGACCGCACGGTGCGTCAGTTCGCGCCGCACCTCGATGGGCACCCACACGACGCCGCCTGCGTCGAGGATCGCGGAGCACAGCAGCCGCGCCAGTTCGTCCCCGAGAATCCACCAGGAGAACTCGCCATCACGGAACGGCCCCGACTGCCACGCCTCCAGGTCCTTCACAGCAGTTGCCCCTCAGGCGCGCCGCACTCGGCCCGGTGGCGCTCGATGTCGGCACTCAGGCACTGGAGCGCGTGCTCGCCCTGCCGCACCCCGCACGCCGCGCACGGTGTGAACTTCTCGTGCAGGCGCTTCAACTGCTCGCGCTGTGCTCCCGTCAGCCCGACCCTGCGGCCCTCAGACGGCTCGTAGGACCGTTCCACGTGGAACGTGAGGGTCGGCACCTCAGGCGGGTTCGGGTTCAGCGCACTGAATGACGCTCGTTCCTTGTCCACCTTGAGCGCGAGGTCGAGCATGGCTCGCTGCTCGTCCCCCGTGCGGTCCTCGGTGAGGCAGGCAACGAGCAGCAC